CCCTCGAGATCCCGGTCCTCTTGGCTGTGGTCTGCACGATGAGAGCCGGCGAGATCGCAGCGCTCCGGATGGAAGACATCCGCGACAATTCGATCCACGTCTGCCGGAATATGGTGCGGGATGATAATAACAAATGGGTGACCAAAGCGCCGAAGACATACAGCTCCGACCGTATCATCGAAGCGCCGCCATGGCTGATCGAGAAGATCCGGGAGAAGGGCCTGCCGGAGATGAGCCCGACCGCGTTGTCGATCGCCTTCGGGAAGCTGCTGAAGCGGAACGGGCTGCCGCACTGCCGCTTCCACGACCTCCGGCATTATAGCGCCTCATACATGCACGCGAAGGGAGTGCCGAGCGCGTACATCATGAAGCGCGGCGGCTGGAACACGGAGACGGTGCTGAACGCGGTATACCGTCACGCCCTGGATGATCGCGACAAGATCGAGACGCAGCGGATCAATGACGCGTTCACGAAGTCGCTCAAGTGAGTTTTTTTTTGAGAATTTCGTGCGGCTTTTCGTGCGGTTCTCACCTTCCATAAATGGTTTTTTTCTCTCATTTATGGAATGATTCAACCATATATGGAACGACAAAAAACCGCGTATTTACTGGGTTCCTTGATAATCCAATAAATACGCGGTTTCTTTGTTTTCTGCGGAAAGCGGGACTTGAACATGCTATAGATATGCTATAGTATGCGGTTTTACTGCATCCGTGCAGTCCGTGCGGCTTTTCGTGCGGTTCTCCCACTAAAAAAAGCCCCGCCGGGGAAGGGTTGAGGCCCGGCAGGGCACGGGAGAAAAACAAGCAAACGCCTGAGCGTATTGCCCTATTTGAGATAGGCTTTAGATACAAAGCCCGTATACCAGACGCCGCCCACCTGGGCGACAACGTAAGGCCACTTATACACGCCGCTCGTGCTGTAGTAGCCGTAGCACTGCACCTTCGTGCCCTTCGGGATCGTGACCAGGATGCTGTGCTTCGTTCCGGCATCGTCCCGCATGTTGAGGTCGTCAGTCGTCGTGTATGATCCGGCGAGGCTCTTGCTGAATTTCCGGGCGACTCCGGAAGCCTTCACGGCCTTGACGCCCGCCGTCGGCTGCGTGACCGGCTTCGTACTGGTCGCCGGCTTCGAGGTGGATCCGGAGAGGTTCGCCGTCACATGCTTCGCGAGGTCGCCCATCCGGGCATACATCCAGTCACCCGGGCAGCTCTTCAGCGGGCTAAACCATCTATGAACAGTCAGCACCATCTCATCGGAAGCGGGCCGATATGAGAGCGCCGTGTTCTTGTTCGGGAACCACAGCAGGCGCTTCTTGCCGTTCCGGCGGCAGATATCGGTGCAGAGCTCGACCAGGCGCTTGTAGACCGTCGCATTGAAGGCGAAGGGAGCCGTCGCGTCGCTCGCGCACTCGATCGTGACCGCACGGTTGTCGTTGTCGTATGACGAGGACGTTTGAGCTGAATTGCTTTCAGCGACGTACATCGCGACCTTGCCGTCCCTGCCGATCCCGTAGTTGCTGGAGCACTGCCGCGTGCCGCTGAACACATTCCCGAGCGCCTGCACGGTGCACTGACCGACTACGCAGTGCGGCGTGATCCGCGTGATCGGATACTTCCGGCCCTGCCAGTAGTGCGGGGAGAGCTTCACGTAGCTGACGAGGCTGCTGTTGCTCATTCCTCCGCCCCCTTACTGTCGTCGAACTCCGGGGAGCCGGCGATCTTGTTGTACTGGTGCGTGCTGATCCCGAGCAGAGCGCCCAGGAAGGCATCGACCGCCGTGATCGTGCCGACGATCTCCTCGCCGTACGGAAGGCCCCAGATGCTCGCAAGAGCGAAGTAGAGCGTCCCGAGAGCCGGAAGGAAGATGAGTGCTATCCATTTGAGGGTGTCATAAGTTTTGTTGCTCATTTCGTTTCTCCTTAATCATCATAAATGAGGGCGCACTCGACCGATTCATTCGGCATCGTGAACGTGTAGTGTCCTCTCGATACAGTTGTGAACGGAATCGTGTTTCCGCTCTCCCATCCTGTGACAGAGTCCAGAATGTAATCACCATAGGAATAGAAAGTTACTGTCGCACCTTCCACGAGCGAAGGGCTGTGGTACGCCGTATGTGCAGATGCGCTGTGCGTTCCGATTGACACATTTGTGTTGGTATAATTTGCCTGTGTGAAGACATACAATTCTTTTGTACCGCCGCCGCTCTTGGTGTATGTTACTGTAATATCGTCTTCGCAATATTTGCCACTCGTCTGGAGCGTCTTTGCTCCGCTGTCATCCATTCTGGCGATTTCTGTGCCGCCATAGGATATAGATACATCTGCCATTATGTCACGCTCCCATCATAAACAGGCAATTCCGCCGCCACCCATGCTCCATTGACCACAGTAAGCACCTTGCCGTTATCCGATGCCGATACGGACGGAATGGAATTGATGTTCAGATTTCCAGACCCCAAGATGCTGTTGTTGTTGATGGTCTTGATGTTCGTTCCGCTTACCAGCGCCGCCTGCTTGCCGTTCGCAAGGTCGTATGCCGCCTTTACCGCCGACGCTGTCGCCGCCAGTGCTGTCGATGTCGAGTTTGTCGCAGACGACAGTTTTGTCACGCCGTAATATGTCGTGCTCGCAGTGCCTCTGCCTTCCATCACCCAGTACGTGCCATCATAGATGAACGAGATAGCCTCTCCGGCACTCCAGTAGTATCTTGTGGATGTTGTCGTGCCTACCCTGGTGATGTAGTGCGCCCCTGTCGAGTTGACGTTCAGCGTCGATGCGCCGTTGTATGTGTTTGCGTTTGAGAATTTGACGTACAGCACGGCACCTTTCACAAGGTTGTCCGCTGTAAATTCTTCGCAGACGACCACCTTCGCCGCCGTTGCCGCCGCTGTGGCGCACGTTCCAAAGAAGACATTCCTTTTTCTATTGATAAGAGCCCGTATCTTTTCATAAAGATATGACGTGAGTTTAGTCACGCCGTTATTATCAAGGTATCCCATAATGTCACCATTAATTATCGCCGCCACCGTCGCTTATTAACTCATAGGTTGTCGCCACGATCACGTCGGAAGGTTTTACGGCTACGTTGTTCAAGGCTATTTTCTGACGTCCGGAAAGCACAGTATCTGAAGATGCCACGGCACCGATGGTGTTATACGCACTTTGCAACCATTGATTCCATGTCATATCATCTTCGGCAGTGCACTCTGCCGTGCTTATCCAGAACGTGAAGGTATTTGTCCATCCTGCGTCTGCCGCCGCTACAACTTCAGCATCTGTCATGGCTGATACTCCAACCAGTGTGCCTGTCGCCTGTGCGCCGCTTGCAAGGTGGAAGGTCTTCCCCTGCGCCACGTCCGCCGCTGTCGCCGTGTCGCCCGTGAGGTCGACCACGGTCTCTCCGCCGAAGACGACCTTATTCACATAAGGATTCGCCATATCTATCACCCGATGGTCACGGTCTTGCCGCCCTGTGCGTTGTCAGTTTCGGTATAGGGAATGGCATTGACGGTCACCTGTGACAGGTAGTTATATCCAGTGTCGGGAAGAACGGTCTGCGCTGCTGTGGTCGGTGTCACCGTCTTCGCCTGTGCGTGGACATCTTCCGTGCCGGACATCGTGCCTTCCACGCCGAGGATGGTCACGCCCTGGCGGATGTTCGTCGCAATGATTTTTGCCTGCTCTGCCGAGGCGATCTGAACCTTGCCGGATCCGTCATGGTAGCCGTTCTGGATCGTGTACTGCTGCGCTTTGGTCGTGATAGTCCCTGTCACCGCTCCGCGGTTCGGCATCGAGCCTGTTACCATCGAGCCGCCGACATAAGCGGTCTTTGTTGCGAGGATCTCCGCAGCCGTTGCCGTTGCGTCGGAAGTATCCGCGTCATAAGCGCAGGTGCCTTCTACCGTTGCGCCTGTCTTGTCATGGAATGTCTTCCCGGTGAGGACATCGGAAGCCGTTGCCGTGTCGCCCGTCAGATCAATGAGGGTATTGCCGCCATAAATAACCTTGTTAACATACTGATTCGCCATTCTTTTCAGACCTCCGTGTCATTTCCGATGTAGACTGTTAAGCCGTGCTCGTTGCTTGTTTCCCAGTAAGGGATCTTTTTAACAAGAACATCCTCTTCGAGGATCTTGTCCTTCGTTTCCAGTTTTTGTTCCATGAGTGTGGAAGGCGTCACTTCATACGGGCCATCATATGTGTCATGCGTCTCTCTGCTGACCTCTATGACCGTGCCCGCTTCGCCGTCCATGCTCCCGGACAGCTGCATGTCTCCGTCCAGCGCGTGG